TCAAATAATTTATCCCAATCTTTATAATCACAACAAGAGAAATGAACATCCATTAAATTCGGCATTTGCTTTAAAATATTAGTACAAGCTTCTCTGTATCTAAACCTTCCATTTTTAGAACGAGCAAATCCACCTTTAAATCCCTTACCACCCCATGATGATAACCAACCAATACAGCCTAATTCCCATTCAGTAAAATTACTATAATTATTATCTCTATAATCTTTACGTGCTTTATCATATAATTCATATGTTACTTTTTCTTCTGGGATAAGTTCACCACCATTTTGAAGATGTTTGAATAAAGCAATTAGAATATTATCAATATCTGAGCCATATTTATTCTTGCATTTAATTTTGTCAATCATATTTCCACCACCAACAAAAGGCTCAAGATAATTTGTAATATTATTTTTATCAATATAAGACTGAATAATAGGGGCAATGTGTTTTGAAATTCTATTTTTACTTCCCATATAAATCATAAAAAGTCTCCTTTTATTTAAGTATATCCACAGAAGTTTTCTTCTGTGGATATACAATTTTATTCTAAATTATATTTATTCAATATTATTATCAGCAAGGAATGACTGAATATCATAAATGATTGCTTCAATTTGCTGTTCCTGTCCCTTTTTAAGGTCAGAAGCTTTTTTATCCACTCCAAGATTATTAGCTACAATGGCCTGTAAATCATCAAGATGACCAGTTTCAGCCATTTTTTCACCAAGTTCTTGCATTTCATCCATTAATTCATCATAAGTTTTTCTTACTATTTCTCTAGTAGCCTTTTGTTCGTCAAAAGTAACCGTTTTAATACCTTCAATTTCTTCCTGCTTCTTGATAGCTTCTACAATAACATTTTCCAAATTTTCTGCGGTAAACTCTTCAATTTTAGTAGTGGGAAGATAATCAAATCTACTTCTTGCAAAAAATTTATCTGTTTCAGCTAAATATCCAGAGGACTTAATAATTTTACCATTTTCGTCTACACCATTAGATTCTACATAAACTGTTACATCAGTAGCATCAATGATAGGAGCAAGACTTCTCTTATCTGCTTTAGGGCTAATATAACCTGTTTCTGAATCCGCTTGTGCATGGGCAATAAAATATACACAATATCCTGCTTTTGTAAGCTTATTAATTTGTGCCCAAAATTCAGTAGCATATTCATTCCAAAGACCGTATCCACGATTACCAGAAGCAATTGATTCTGCTCCATATTTTTGACAAATAAATTCTTGACAATATCTTGCCGCAGGTTCAATTGAATCAAAAATAATAGTAGAATATAATTCTCTAGCCTTTTTTACTGTAGAGGGGTCTGTAAGCTGTTTATTAATTTTAATAAAGTCACTCCATCTACCAATTGGAACATACGGAATACCCGCAATAGCATTAAGTCCTGCTTCAAAAGGTAAATAAAATGGATTCTTCATACGAGTTGCCTGTTTTGTCTTTCCAAGATTATTTCCACCGTAAACAAGAATAACCTTTCCTTCAAGACCTCTAGCGACTGTACTAATTTGGGGACTAAAAATATCAAGTGAAGGTGCTGTCATAATCGTTTCTCCTTATCGTTATTTAAAATTTATTTATTACTTTTATTTTATTTATCATTCATAATCAACATCATCTGGAATACAAACATTTTCCCACTTCTTATAAACATCTAAATAAGTTTCATGTTCATCTCCATTATATGTTACTTCATAATATATGCCATCTGGGATAGTCGTACTTACTAAAGCTTTCCAATTCTGAAGAGTCTTACAGAACCAAACAATAAAAACGTCATCCTTAGTCAACTTTGTTTTATTAGTAATATCATTTTTTCTATTAAAATAATTAACTACAGTATCTTTAGCCTTATTCATAAAGCCATCATTCAAATTCATTATTACCATTATTTTCTCCTATTTATAGGATAAACATAGGACACCATTTCTGATGCCCTATATTTATCTATATATATTAGCTAATACGAAAATTCAAATTAAAATCCGAGTGTTCTACCGTGCTTTGCACCAGAGGGTCTGGTATTTGTTCTAGGCTTTCCTGCGTTAGCCTTTTCAGCTTCAATCTGATTTGTTCTTTCCTGTATAGCCTGTCTGATAGCAGTTCCATCATAAGCCCAAGGAAGACCATTAGTTCCGAAATCTCCTTCGTCTCCTTCTTCTTTAGTTTCATAAGCTTCAGAACATCCAGTAATCACAAGTTCATTCTTATAAGTAACCCTCTTTTCAGTCTTAGGCTTACCAATCTTAACAGGAATTACTTTAATTTCTTCGTGTCTTTCATTAATAATATCAGTATAGAAAGTAACAGTCTGACCAACTTCAAATTCACTTTCTACTGCATCAGCAATGTCTTCGGGAGCAATCAGTTCAACAGGTTCAATGCCAGTAAAAGTAGGGAACCATCCCTTAACAATCAGTCTACCAGTTTCTTCCACATCTTCTCCAACTTTCACTCTTTCGGGAACAAAACCAGAAATAAAAAGTTCAACATCCAGTGTAGCAACAAAATCCTTTTCCTTATCCTTTTCACGATTCATAAAATTAGTCTGAAAAGCAATGATTTCATTACCAGAATTAGCACTTCTATAAGCATTCAGAGTACCACCAGATACAGTTACAACATCTGCATCATCTACACCAACATCAGCAATAGACTGATATTCATCCATAACTGTTTTAATGCCGGGATATGTCTTAGAATCTGCACCTGCCTTAGTCTTAGAAGATGCTCTGATACCAAATCTTACTGAATTCGTATCAGAGGTCTGAAGAACAATAAAACCTACAATTCTATCATTACCATTCTCATCCTTCTCAATCTTTAAATCCTTTTCAGCAAGTTTACCAGTCACAGTTACCTTACTATTTGCCTGTCTTAAATTTGTTTTTTCGCTAATTGTAATTGCCATAATTTTGTTTCTCCTTTTTAGTATTTAATTTATGTATTATATATATTGTAATATATTTAAAAGCTTTTGTCAAGCTTTATTTACCGTCATCTGTAAAATTTGTAGGAACAACACCACTTCTACGAATAGCCTCCGCCATTTCATTAATTCTTTGTTCAGATTCACGCTTTGCTCTTCTAGCATCTGCTCTGCGCTTCTTTTCAATAAAACGTTGTTCCTGTTCTTTCTTCTTTGCTTCTTCTTTCTTAGCCTTTTCTTCAGCTTTGATGCGTCTTTCCATTACTTTAAGTGCATGATTTACAAGCTTATTATAAATACTTGTTCCACGACTTTTACATATACTATCTACAGCGACAAGACCATCTTCAAGAATCTTCTTAAAAAGACAAATAGAAATACCTTGTTCAAGATTAAATGTATCATTTGGTGAACAAATAGCTTTCTGTTTTGTATTATCTGCAAATTTAATTTCTACACCAATTACATTATCTTTATTAATAATATGCCGAACATCTGAAATTTCTGGCATAATATAAATTGAATTCTTTACACTTTCTCCATATTTGATACTTCTAAACTGTTTACCATACGTATTTGCGTTATAAAACATTCTAGACTGTTTCTTAGTTTTTGTCACTTTTTTATCCTCGCTTTCTTTATTTGAATTTTTAATAGCATTTTTAACTGCATCAATAGTTACTGTATTATCATTTCTATCTATATGTGAAGGACGTAAAACGTTTGCTTTCATTGTAACAGTATTTGCAGGTAAATTATCTGTATTAATTGTAATAGTATCTGTGCTTGTAGTAAAAGAATACAAATTATCACAATCAATTAAAAAATTTGTATCTGGAGCAATTGTAACGCTTGTTACTGTTCCAGAATCATTAATAATTGGTTCTAATCTATTAGACCATACCATTTGAGGGCTGACTTTTAGAGAATCACACCAACTTTTTGGGTCACTTATTAAATCTGTTATTAGTGCCATAATCTATAATTCCTACTTTCTTATTTATTTATAATACCTTTCGTCATAATTTAAATTATAACTAGGTTCATATTTAATCACTTGTATTTTACCACAGAAAGGACATTTCATTAACTTGACGCTTTCTGTACCAGATTCATCCCACCATATTTTGGGATTAGATGATTTATCAATCGTAGATTCGCAATACTTACATTCCACCCCATAGTTAACCTCCTTTCCTTTGGTATTGAAGTGTTTTAATTTGTTTTTGTTTTATTTATTCTTTAACACCTTGTTTGTACAATTTGTACAAACTTCTTTTTATCATGTGATAAATAAAAGTTTAAGTACATCCAGTGGGACTTGAACCCACACGACTCAAGGTCAACGGATTTTCTTACCACTCTATGTCACCATAGCCATATAAAAAGTATATAACTTACATGGATTCGAACCAAGGTTACACTACTTAAACTCTTTTTCAAGCCAAACGATAGTGCGTTCTACCACTTGAACTAATATCGTTATATACTCTTTAATATGTTGTAGTCTGGACTATGTTTTTACCATATCATTATTGACTTAGGTAGATGGTCTATAGTCTCTACACATTTATAAATATAAAGGCTGTTTTTCAAATCCCATTTAACTACAGCGTTTCACTAACCCGCACCATATCAAAGGTTTCATTTATCGGTCTGTCGTAGCACCTTTATTATTTAATTTAGCTCGGCGTTCTCTTAGCTGTTCACCGAATTAGCCATCTCCACTTATATAGTTTCCCATATAAGGCTCTTATTTTATGTTTGCTAAGTAAAAAGTCCGTAGCGTCTGCCAATTCCGCCATGGATGCATGTGTCAAATGTTTTATTTCATCTGACAATACTTATATTAACACATTAACAATCATTTGTCAAGTATTAATTTTTAATTTATTCATTTTAAATTTAAACCTTTTCAAACCATTTAATAACATTCATAAAATGAATTCCTTTATATTCTGTATCTTTATCAAAACTAAGAATAAGAAGATTTCCATCATGTCCTTGTACTGTTCCAATTTTATCTTTATAATCTCCTAAAAGTACAAGAACTCTATCTCCCACTCTATAATCCATCGGTTTCTTATTTTTATTAATCATTTTTTATTACTCCAATCAAATCCAAAATCACTTCTTTTAATTTTACAAACTGGAAAATCATTCCCATTACGTCTATCCCAAAAAACAATTCCTTCAATATAGACATTTTCTAAATAATTTTTAATTGCATCAAAGGTATAATATCCATTTTCATCTTTAGGTATATTGCATTCTGTCATTCCATGTTTAATCAAATAATCTTCTTCAAATGAATAAGGGTTCCCATTAAAATGTTTACCAACTGCTTCATAAGTTCCATTTGATAATTTAAATATATATATACCTTTACTAACTGTGGCTTTATCATATGCGTTCCAAAACCATTTATCAGCAGGATTCTCTCTATCACATTTTATCCAACAAGGTAAATGTCCTGTAATTGGGTCAGCTTCTTCTTGACATTTAATTGCTCCCTCTGGAACAGGTTTCCCATTTTTAGCATCATATCTTTTATAAAAAACACCATCAATAATAGCACAGCAAGAACCATCCCATTTAACTGTTGGTATTCCATATTTAAGAATTTCAGAATCAATTCCTTCTGTAATTTCTGGAAAAATATTTACTTTCTGATTATTTACAAATTCTCTTTTAAATAATGTAGGAATCTTTTTCATTGTTTCTCCTTATTTAAATTAAAAAGCCCTTATTGCTTTTTTTAATTCTTCTTCACGTTCTTTAATTATTTCTGCTTCAAGAAGATTGTCATCATCAAGTTTATAATATTGTTTCTTTTTTCTTCTACGAATTTTATTTCTATATTTATCAAATATTTTTGCAACATCACTTCTTTGATTTATTAATAAATCAAAGAAATCTATTTTTTGACCTTCTGGATTTATTTCTTTATTATCTATATTTTCATTATTCATTATCAACTCCAGTTTTCATCTTATTAAGAAAATCAATTGTTTCACATATATCTGTATTTGTATAATCAAGATAATAGCCATCTGGAGTTTGTACTTCATAATGAAATCTTCTTTTATAATGATTCATAACACAAATTAGTTTCCATCCTTCATCTTCCATAACTGTATATTCATCTTCTTCATGCCAAAAAACGTCTTCTTTTTTCATTTTTCTAATAACCTTTCATTTTTCTAATAACCAATCCAATTCTTCAATAATATCTGTTAAATCTTTATCTGTTTTTGTATCAAGGTCTGCCGTTCTTTCATGAAGAGTATCCCCTTTAAAAGATGCGCCAATATAAGAATATCCAGAATCTATATATTCACGATATGTTAAAGTGCTTTTTCTATTAGGGTCTACATCACACATCCGTTTATCTAAATCTTCTTTTCTCATTGTTAACCTCCTAATAATATAGTATCCAATTTGGTTAGTCTTTTGGTTTTACTATCCAAATTGGACACTATAATTATCAAAGCAGATAGTGGGAATTGAACCCACACTATCAGTTTGGAAGACTGATGTACTAGCCAATATACTATATCTGCAATTTTATTTACCAATTTTTCTTTCTTTTTAATGGTAAAAATAAAATGGATTGGTTTCATGAATTCTACAAAGTTTATCATACATTGTATCATCT